TTTCGTGTAATCAAAAGCGTGTATTTGATTTCACCCTCCGCATTTGGCAAATCTGCGCCATCAAGCCAGCCCGGATCATGCCGGGCCCGCCTGATCCAGTCGATCGCAAGGCTGCCATCGCCTAATAATAGCGCTCGGCCATGGACCGGGGCCAGCGGTCGAACCGCAAGGCCCGCGACAGTTGCGGACTGCGAAACCGGGCTCACGTCGCCAAGCCCTTCCGCCTCGACAACAATATTGCCACCCATCACAATTGGTCCGAAATCGGGAAACAATAGCGCGTCGCGATCGACGAAAACCACGGTCTCGCCAACCAAATGCGCAGGTGAACCCGTCTTGCCCAAGTCCCGCAGCAGGCCACTGACCGCGAACAGGTTTCCGCCAAGAGGTTCTATGGCCCGATAGCGGATAAGTTCATTACCAACCATGAGCAAGGGGGCATCCGATGCAAGCGGCGATGAAGCGACCCTATCTGTCGGCGAAGAATTGGAGTCGATCCGAATCTGGAGAATGCTAAAATTATCAATTAAGTTAGGAGGATGCCCAGCAATCGGGTTCAATAGCGTGCCAATCGCCGAAGGTGCAGCAATCGTGCCGAGCTCTGTCAAATCGCCGCCAATGTTGCGCGAGACGCTTGCGCGCCGCCATCCCGAACCAGTGCCGCCTGCCGCAAGACCGATAATGGGTGCGCTTGCCGGACTTGATCCGCTCGACGGAAATTCCAGGATGTGCAGAAGCGTAGTTCCGACAACCAAGTCGGGAGAGGGCTGGTGGCGGCCAGGCTCGACCGACCCTGAAGGGCTGACTGAAACCAGTGGGTAGCGTTCGCAATGCTCGATCGAATAGCCGTTGAAATGCTCAACCTCGGTTGCGCGTATCGCTGTTTCGCCGACGCTTTGGCCGAGCACCAGGCGTTCGGCAGAAGTTGCAATTGCAAATTGCTTCCGATCCCGGCGAATGTCCCGCTGTAGCGCGATGTTCCCGGCGATCCGCCGCGCGCTTGCAGTATCGAGCACAGCGGACAGATCTAACTGCTCGTCGATATTTCCGCTATTTGACCAGCCACTTCGCTGGAGCCCTGCCTGATAATCACGCTGCGCGTCATAATAGCGAAGCGCGACCGCGACAGGCTGCCGCCGCGAAGCGATACGGCTTTCGGTCGATATGCTGGACGACTGGTTGGCCGGGGCAATAACCGGCCGGGTATTCCCTGCATATGCGCCCTCGGACGCGGCAAGGAACAGTTCCAATGCCGTGCCATCGGGCCGGATATGTGCGCCGCCAGCCTCAAGCAGCGGGCTGAGCGCGGCCCGTGCGCTATCGCCCTGCAAAGCATAACCTGCAACGGCATCGGGCAAATCACCGCTGATCACGCCATCGCTTGCTACCGAAAATATTTCGGCCAGCGACACGCTGCCATCGCGTTCGAACAGCTCGAAGGTCATCGACGGGATCCGGTTGCCGAATTCGGCAAGCCGCAAATTTTCGAACACTGCATAGCTGATACCGCGATAGGCCGGACAATTGGTCAAACCTTCCGCTGACGCAATCAATGGATCGGGTGCCTGGTCGGCATCGCCCGAATGAAAGCGAAACCCCGTTTCAACTTTGAAATCGCCAGCCGCCCCGCGCAGCAGATTGCCCTCTGCCCAGATGCGCCCGATACGCAGGATGGGGCGGCTCGACAGCGCGACTGCGAGGCTGACCGAATAGCTATAGCTGATCGTCGACGCGCGGCCTTTCCCGCCGCTGCTGCGGCTTCGCTTTTCGATCAAGTCGGTCGACCAGATCACGCTGCCGGCGACCCGCATTTGCCCGAAAACGGCTGGTATCTGCGTACCATAGCTCGATGTCTGGACGGCAAGTTCCTTGATCCGCGGGCCTTCGCGGGCCTTTGGCCGGAATATAGCGTTATCGATCTGTTGCCCGATAACGCTGCCGATGAGGCCGCCAACGGGGCCACCGATGGCCGAGCCAATTACGGTAAAAGCAATTGTTGCCATATCAAATCCTGCCCAATCGCCATATGCCGCGCACCGGCCATGGCAACACGCCCGGCCTCAGCACGACCCGGCCCAGCCCCGCATCGGCATGGACCCAGCCATGCTCGACGCGGACGAGAAAATGCAGTTGCGATGGCCCCGGCTGCAAAAGCACCAGATCGCCAGCCATCGATGCGCTGTCCGGCTCGATTTCGAAAAAGCAGCTTCCGTCAAAGCCGCTGCGCGCCTTGTGCATCTGATCACCGCGCAAAGTGTAGTGGATCTGGCTCACCTCGGGCGCAAGATCGGGGCCAACCGCAATCAGCAACAGGCCAACACAATCGAGCGCTTTCCCCTCGATCCGTCCGAAAAGTCGGAACGGCGTCCCGACCTGTTCGATCGCGCGCCGCGCGATTGCCGCCCGCATCTCATCGACTGCACTCATCCGCCCGGAAAACGCGTCAATAGGTCGTTGCCCGGCAAATGCGGCTCGCCCCGGAAGTTCACGACATTGCCAAAACGCGCGGTGCAGGTTGCGAGCAACTTGTCACAGCCCTGCAGCAGCTCGACCGGCGTATCGGGATCGATCTCGAATGATGGTGGACGTTCAAGCACGACGCTGTCGGCTGTCGTGCCAACAATCATATCCCGCTTTCCGCAATTCCTGCCGCTCAGCCAGCGTAATTCGCCATATTCAAACAGCGCCAGGTCAAGCGCGCCGATGCCCCCGATCGACACCGAAACGCTGTTGGCCGCAATCGCGGTCGCCCTGTGCCGGAACCGCTGCGCATTTAGCCCGCATTGCGCATCACAAAAGCGCGCCCGACAGGTCGGCGAAGTGAAGGGGGCGACCGGCATCGACAACCGCGCGGCGGGCCCTTCGATATCGACCGAAAAGCTGTTGGCGCTGAATTCGATCGCCCCCAGCGTGCCGCTAGCCAGCGGCCTGATCCCGGCATCCGGATCACTCCAGTCAAACAAGAATATGTCGAGGCTTGCCCCGTCCCAGATCCCCGCACGCAAATCTTCAGCCCGAAGCGCGTCGGCGGTGAGTGCGCCCTTCACCTCAAGCCCACCCGCGTCGAGACCCGATGTTTCAACTACCGACGTTGGCAGTAAGCCAGGGCTTGCACGATAGGTAAGGCCATCGATTTCAACATCGCGGTCATGCGATGTGAAGCCCAGCGTCACGCCATCACGCCGTTCCAGCCGCCATCCAAAAGCCGAACTGGTAACAGGGCCGGTAAGCCATGCATCCGCCATCAGCTTTCCTTCACCTCGACCAGCATGACCGAAGGCGCCGCACCCGCGCCAAAGGTGGCGCGGTTGAGTTCGAGCCGATCGTCTGCGAAGCGGACGGGAACGTCGAAGCGATAGCCGGCGGTGATCTGAGCACCAACCGCGGGTGCGCTATCAAACATGATCGCGCCCTTGTCGACGAGCGTCCAGCCGCTGGTCGTTGTTCCGTCAACGGCAACCATAATCGTTCCTGCCCTTGGCCTTGTGATCGGGCGCGACTGCACATCAGCGCCCTCGCCATAATTTTTAATCAGCGGGAAAATTGTGCGCACGCCATTGCCGACGCCGATAAGCTGGTCGCCCGCAGTCGGCGGACCGAGCATGGCATTGGAGCTATCTTCAAAGGGATCAGCAAAGCGGAAGGCGATCGCGCTGCCTCGTCTTGCACGGAAAAAACGTGCGAGTTCGGCCAGCTCCGCCTCCGACCGCACGCCGGGCGCGACGTCATAAGACATGCGTGCATCGGCCCAGTCGCTGTTGCGCCGTTCATGGCCCGAAAGCGACGTAACCACCTGCGTTGAAAATTCGGTGATCGCTTCTGCCTCGCGGCCGATCTCGGCCGGGAAAAGCACATCGTCGAAGGCGCGCACATCATCCTCGCTTTCATCGCCAATCTGGAAATGGGTGTATCCGTCGCGCGCGACCTGCGGCAGCGCCCAGACATAGGTCTGTGCGCTGCCTCGTCTGGCCGACGCGGCGGCGGCAAATTCGATCTCGCGCCATTGCAGCCGATCTTGCGGACGAAGCACGAAACCAGAAAAATAATGTTGTTCGGTAATGGGATAGCCAAGACGAACAGTCGCCTCGGCAACGCCCTTTTCGGTGGCACCATGATTGCCGGTTGTGACCCAGTCATAATCCTCCAACTGCAGCACATCGAAGGCGGGCGACGCCCAGCCAGTGGGCACATTGGCGCGTTTCGCCTCAGGCGCGAGCGGATCGAGCACGGTGGGCAAATAAACGAGAATGTGGCTGGTAAAGGGCGCTGCGCCTGCTTCATCCTCGACCGCTGCAATCAGGGCAGCGGTCGAGGCCGCGAGTAGCTCGCCCGCGCGATCCAGCATGGCGTTCTGCGCTGCGGTCTTCGGCCCCTTGATGTCGGGAATAGGCACTGACAGCGCGCCAAAAGCCGCCGTCGCAGCTGCATCATAAAGGCAAATCCGCCCGTCGGGCATGATCCACCACCACGGCTCCCCCACCTGAAACAGCACCGGCAACCCGGCGAGTTTCTGGATATAGGCAAAGGCGCGACCGACCGCCTGCAAATAGGCCATCGCGCCCGAATGGGCAGGCGAGAGCAGCGTCGAGGGCGGTACCCAGCCGGTGAGCGCCGCGTCGCCATTTTCCGCGCGCTGTTTCCAATCATTCCAGCAATGCGCGTCAAACAGTTCATAGCTCAGCGAGAAAATCAGCTCAAATCGCCGCACCTTCGCCCTGTTGGCAAAATCGAGGTGCCAGGCCCGGCACGGCGTGTTGAGCGCGCCGCCTGCCAGACTGACATAATGCCCGCCTGAAACGGCATCGAGCCGGAAATAATGGCTCATCCCGACATAATGGTTGATCGTCCCGCGATAGCCCAAGGCCTCAATCTGGCGCAGCAATCGCTCCGGGGTCTGGTTATAGGCATCGTCATAGCCGGTCGCCATTTTGAGGTCATGTTCGGGCAGCATCACATCGCCGGTATCGAGCATCACCCCGGCCCCATCGCAGCGGATTTGGGAAAGTTCCACCCAGCCCTCAACGCCTGCCGGAAGGTCAACGCCGACCTCTGAATAGCCCGGCGGCACCAGCGAGATGAACATCCGGTCGAGATCGCCGGCAAAGACCGGATCGGCCTCGGCAGGCAGCAGAAAGCCGCCCTCAAGCGCGCTGAACGGGATGCTTATCTGCGCGTCTTCGGGCGTTCCGGAGGCGTAGTTCCATAGCCTGACATACCAGCTTTTCGGCTGGCCGACGGCATTGCGCCCCTCGATCGTCAGCGTCGGGCCGTTGATCGCATCCAAAGGCAATATCCCCGCTGAACGCCAGCGAAATGACAGCGTCAGCCGCCGGTAATCACGGTTGGTTTCATAGGCGAGCAGCGGGTGGTCCCACTTGTCCTCGCTCTCCCAGATCAACCCGGCGAGATCATCACTGCGATAAAAGACGGTATCGACGCGCAGCGATTCCGGCCCTGTCGTCACCACCGACGCCATCATCGGGCGCGGGAAGTTTAGCGTCCAGAAACGCGGGTCGAAGCGCATCACGGGCGTGGCTTCCTGCCCGCGCCGCTTTTCGCAAAGCCAGTAGGCCATCGCTCAATCCTCCGCCCTCGCCAGTACATCACGCACGGCCCGCGCCACTTGGCGGCTGGATCGCTGGAGCGATTGTGGCGCGCTCATCCGGCCATTGTCAGAAACACGGATGGTGAGGTTGATCTGAGGGGCTGAAGCGCCACCGCCGGAGGCCTCTATGCGCCCGCTGCTGGTTGGCACGAAAAGTTCCGGGCCGCGCTCGCCCACGCGATAGGCGCGGCCTGGTGAAACCGGCCCGCCCGTCGCCCGTCCCGGCGCACCCAGGAAGCTTGAAAAGATCGAAGTGAGCGAAGTTAAGAGCCCGCCATGGCCACCCTGCCCTCCGCCGCCGCTGAAGATGCTGTCGAGCCCGGTGCGAATCGCCGCGCTTGCAATTTCGGACAGCACCGAAAGCGCAATGCGGCGCAAATCTTCAAAGCCGAATTTGCCGGTCTGCAGCGCACGGACGAGGCTACCCTCCAGCAGCCTGCCCGCCCGTTCAAGGCCAGCGGCAAAAGGGCCGTCGAGTTCTGCGCGCATCGCCCCCACATCGCGGGCAAAACCCTGCGTATCAGCGCGGACCGAGACGACCAGCCGTTCGATTTCTTCATCCATCCGGAAACTCTTTCATCAGTTCGGCCAGCATTTTGGCGTCGACAGCCTCTGTCTGCAGAACCAAGGCCGCCAGGATCGCTGCCAGTTCAGCAGGCGTCGCGTTCCAGAAATCGTCAGGCCGCCAACCGAGCAGCAGGGCGGTCTGGCCGGCAAGCTGGGCGGCGGTATCAGCGAAGGTCACCGCCCACCCAATATCTGCCCCAGCAGTTTTTTCAGCGCAGGTGTCGCTGCTGCCAGACCGCCTGCCGCAACGCTTTCCGAAAACGCCTCTCGCGTCAGATCGGCAGGCGCATCGAACCGGCAGTGCCAGAACAAGGCAGCCATTTCGGCCAGTTTCAACTGCCCCGCTGCCGCGCGCTCGACCAGCGCAAATAGCGGCCCCAGTTCTTCCTCGGCTGCAACCAATGCTGCAAAAGTCGGGCGCAGCATGATTGCAGCATTTTCAATGCTAAGCGTCGCCTCACCGCGCGCCTTATTTGCGACGCGGTTCACAACGTCACCACCTGGCCACTGCTTTCAAGCGCCAGTGTATAGCTGCGCTCGCCATTGAAATCCCC